GAGCGGCATCGAAGTCAATGCGTCCCGCCGGAACTTCGCCAGGCAGAGAGAGGGCTGCGCCATCCCGGATCACTGCCTGATAGGTGCCGATGAAAAGCTCGCTCTTCTCGACACCGTCGACCACGAACGCCGGGTGAATGCCCGAACCCAGCGAATGGTGCAGATCTTCCAGGCGGATCTGGGGGATGACGTTGAAATAACTCGGCTGGCCCTGGGCGGTGTAGAGCACGGTCTGCTTGCCGCCTGATGCCGCCTCGACTTCCGCACGCAATGAATCTTTCATGATGATTTCGGTCACTGGCTACTCCTTTTCGGTGAGAGGCTTAAAAAAACCCCAACTGGCGCGGATCGACGGCGTTCTGGCGCTGCCAGCTGCGGTTGCGGCGCAGGTAATCGACCAGCTCGTGGTAGCGCACCCGGCGATGGCCGATGGTCATGTAGCTGTCGAGGGTGGCGGGGTGGCGCTGGCCGTCGGCGGTCGGTTCGTGGTGGGCGGTCATGCGCCAGAAAGTGCGCTTGTCGATCCCCAGAATCAGGCAGACCTCTTGCCGCCGATAACTGGGGCGCACCGGCAACCCGGCAACGCTGAGCAGCTGCTTAAGTTTCGCTTCGGCGTCAATGTTCACGACTTCATCCCCCTGGCGAGTTTTTCGCGGAGCTCTTTGAGCTGTTTCAGCCCTTTGGCCCGTGCGGCCTCGCTGATCGGCGGCTCTTCGAGTTTTTGCCGCTCGGGGCGGCGCGGCAGTTGCGCCACCAGGGCGGCAGGATCGGGCCAGCGCTTGTGAGGCTGTTGCAGCAATGAGGTAAAGGCTTTAGTGATGCGCGGCCGGTCGGTCTGCTCCACCGTGCATCCCGCTTTACCCACCACCAGCGCCCAGATGTCGGCGGTGCGGCAGACAATATCAGCTGCCGGAGCGCCATCGAGGCCGAGAGTCAAGAGCGCGGCCAGGCCGTCGGCCAACTCGGCCCGCAGCCAGTCGCCTTGCCCCCACTGATGAAGCGCAGCCAGACCCTGGGCACGCTTGCCGGTGGACGCTGGCGGGCTTGCCTGTGTGACATATTCTGTCACGGCGGGTGCCGGGGCTGCGGTGTTCTCGGCCACCCGCTTTAGATAGTTGTGGTTGGTCAGCGGCTTACCTGCGCCATCGGCGCGTTTTTGCCGCATGGCGGCGGTGGTCTCTTCGAGCGCCGGGACCAGCCGGGCCGGGTCAATCCCCAACGCCAGCACTTCAGTGGCCAGCTTGAGCGCCCGCTGGTGGCTCAGGTCACGCGAGGCCGGGCGAAAACACCCCAGATACGCCACCAGTGGCCGAAACAGCGGCCCGCTTTGTGCCAGCAGCACCAGCAGTTCGCGGCCCGCTTTGTCGGCGGTGAAGGCTTCCAGGCTGTTGCTGGCGTGGCAGCAGGGGCAGCGGAGCTTCACAGTTTTCTCCACTTGCACACCATCACCGGACCCAGCATCAGCGACCATTCGAGCACGTCATAGTGCGCGTCGCAGAGCTCAAAGCCCCAGCATTTCCACCACACCCGCAAAGGGCCGCCGTAGCTGATGGTGATGCGGGTAAGTCGGTACCAAAGGTTCATATCAGTTCCTTAAAATTTTTCCTTCACCACCTCCCTTTCTGGCAGAATGCCGGTGCGACCCGGGCACACAAACCAGAAAAGGAGATGGTAAAATGAAAGAGCACGAAACAAAAATTCCGGTCCTTGAGTTCTTTATTGATTCGCCGCTCAGTCTGAGATACGACGAAAAAACCGGCGTCTTGCAGGCAGAAACACCAGCGGGGACGAGTAGCGGCCCACAGGCTGTTGTTCGCCTTCATATTTCGTCCCAAGCACTGCAAGAGCTTTACATGAGCTACCAAGCTCTTGAAAAAACAGCGGATACGCCACCTTCAGCGCATACCAGGCCACGCACGCGGCAATAGCTCTGACAATTTTCATTTCGCCTCCCCGCTCAGATCCCACCCGGCGCGCTGCGCCTGGTAGCGCAGGGCGGCGATGATTTTACGCAGGTCGGCGGCGGGCACCCAGGCGACCTTATCGACCTTGCAGATGCGCTTGGCGATACCGTCGGCGTAGGCCCAGCTTTTACCGCCGACGGTAAGCAATGCCTCGATCTTTTTCAGCTGGGCGCTGCGGCTGCCGTGATCGAGGTTGCCGGGGCGCTTGCCTTTTTTGCGCGGCGCTCCGCCCGGTTGCCAAACCCCGGCGGCGGCGGCCTTCTGTTCCAGATCGGCGAGCAGTTGCGCGGCCTTGAAACTGTTTAAGTCCTTGCTGCTGCTGGCCCCATAGCCCGCCAGCACGGCGCGGTAGTCGTCGTCTGACAGCCGCAGCGCGCCCTTGACGGTATGGATCAATTTAATCTGTCTGGGAGTCGCCATTTTGATTCACATCCTTTGTTAACAATTTGTACGGGGTACGCGCGGTGTATTCAGCCTTTTTGCCCTGGTTCCACTGGGCCACCGGGCGGAAGAAACCACAGACCCGCGCCCAGACCTCGGTCTTTTCAGTGCATTTCATCGGTGTCCTCCAAACGGTAGTACCACTTGTCGCCATGGCGGCGGCAGCGGATATCCAGCCCGCCGTGACGCAGCTCGGCGATGCAGCTGTTGACCGCGCAGACGCGGGCATAGGCGATAATGTCGAGGGTGGTGTACTCGCGCCCGTCGGCCAAAACGGCCAGCACCCGGCGCAGACGGTCGCTGTTTTCGAGACGGGCGGCGTTCATGGGCGATCCTTTTCGGTAAAGCAGGCGGGCTGACTGCGCATGTGAATAACCACGCCGGGGCGATGCACGCAGAAGGCGCGCTGATCGGTGCCGTTGTAGGGCGCGGCAATAGTGCTGCCGTCGAAGCCGTAGCGAAAGCTGCGCAGATACGGACAGGCGCTGGTGCAGTAGCGTATTTTCATTGTTGTCTCCGGTAAAAAGTCCCGGCGGGAGAAGGAGGAGGCCCCCGCCAGGGATGCTTGCCGCTGATGTTGTGGCTGCTCATCAGGCCTCGGGAACCACCCCGAAGCGACCGGCCCCGCAGGGGCGCGGTTTCGCAATCAGGCGCGCTCGTTCCACAGGTCGGCGGCGTCCTGGTGGTTGTCGGCGGCAGGGCCAGCGGCGCCGCAGTCCGGGCAGTACAGCCACACCTGAGGGGGTTCCTGCCTGAGCAGGCGCTCCTCCCATATCGGGTTGTCGTGGCCACAGAACGGGCAGGGGTCGATTTCCATCATCACGCCACCACCTCCAGCTCGGTCTCGAACGGTGTCACCACAAAATCCTCTCCTTGGGTAATACTCACACCGCTGATGGTCGCGGCGATTTCCGGCTCGGCCAGCATCGCCTCCTTGTTGATGTCTTCAGCGACCCTTAAAAAGCGCTGCAAACCGAGCTTTTTACAGGCTTCGATAATCGCCTCCTTGCCGCGCAGCCCGACCTTGGGCGGGCGCATGCGCCAGTTGATTTTGCCGCTGGCGAGCAGGGCGAACTTGACCTTGCCGTTTTGCGTCAGGGCGCTGCGGTTGGCTTCGCACCAGACGTGCAACCCCTTGTTAAGCTGGGCGATTTCGGCCCCCAGCGGTTGGGCTTGTTCTTCAAATTGCTGCTTAATGGCTGCGATCTGGTCGTTCATGTCGGCCTGTAAACGCTGGCGGGTGCGCTGCTTGCGGCCGATTTCAGCAATAAACTCTTCAGCATCCAGGCGAGTTTGCGGAATGCGCAGATCGGGGCTTTCGGTTTTAAGACGGGCTTTAGCCATGGTCAATTCTCCTTGCTGGGGCGGCGCGGGCCGCCGGTGATAAGTGGCGATAAAAACAGCGCCATGCTCAGCCAGCCGAGGCCCAGCCCGCAGCACAGCGCAAACATGAAGGTGGCTTCGTCGGCAGGCTGCCCGGTAGCCGGGGCGAAAGCCGGCACGGCAACGAGAGCGGCGGTGGCCAACAGGGTGTTCTTCATTCAATCCACCGCTCAGCGTCTTTGGCGATAAAGCACAGGCACATCACGATGACGCCGCACAGCCCGCCAAATATAAAGGACGCGACACAGAGTAGAGCAGTCATCACGCACCCCCCAGATCGACCCAGGCGGCACGGATATGTTCGCAGCCGACCTTGGTGCTGCCGCTACCGGCGGCGAACATCCCCGCCAGCCGCAACACCTTGACCACGCCGCGCAGGGCGCCGGGCTTGCTGGCGATATCCAGCAGCAGGGCCTGTTCGGCCTTGCCGGTGACCCGGTAGTGTTCGGCCAGGGTGATCACGTCGGCTTTGTTGATTTTGGCCAGATGCAGGCGTTTGCCGAGCCGCGAAAACAGCTGGGCAAAGGTGGCCTCGCGGCTGCCGCCGGTGAGCCGGGCATAAACCTGCTCATTGCCGCACAGCACCAGACCGACGCCGGTGGCGTCGTGCAGGGCGCGGATTGCTTCAATGGCGTTGGTGCGCAGGTGCTGGGCTTCGTCGATGATCAGCAGCCCCTCGCTGCCGCGCAGCTTTTTGACGATTTCGCGGTGCAGGCGCACCGCCCGGCTCGGCAGACCGCGCAGGCCGACCGCCTCGGCGATCTCTTCGAGGGCGCTGGCCACGGCGGCTGTGGCGGCGTGCATTTCGACCACCCAGACGTTGGGGTTCTGCTCGGCGTAGGCGCGCAGGGTGACGGTCTTGCCCATCCCCGCGCCGCCGTAGATGCAGCCGATATCCCCGGCCATCTGCGCGTAGGCCAGTACCGCGCCGATGCGCTGGGCGCTGGGGGTTTCCAGCCAGGGCGGGGCGATCGGCAGGGCGCTGGCCACCTGCTGCTTGCGGGCTCTGGCGTCCAGCCAGGTGCGCAGGCGGCTTTCCACTGCGCGGCTGTCGCCGCGATACTTCTCTTGCAGCCAGGGCGACAAGATGCCGCTCGATACCCCCGATTCACGGCAGATTTGCGCCTGGGTGACGCTGCCATCGGCCAGAATTTCACCGATCTGCTCGCGCACGTCCGGCTCCAGCGTGGTGCGCATGTCAAAAACCTTTGCTTCTTGTGCAGTCATTTGTTATCCTCCTGTGGTGGTTGGGTTATCGCCCCTTGCCGGGGCAAATCCAAAGACCGGTTGCCGCCGGTCTTTTTTTTTGTGTTTTTTTACCGTTTTATCCCGCCTTTACAGCCGGTTTTTGCGCCGTTCTTCCAGGATTTGCCGGGTCATCTTGTTGATCGTGGCCGTAAACTGGTAAGGGTCGTCACTGCCGTCATCGCCATTAACCACCTTCTTACGCCCGAAGATCGGCGCCACCACTCTTGTTTCCGGCGGGGTCTCTTCGGGCACTTCGCTTGGCAGGTATTTGGCCGCTTCGTTGGCGCTGATGCGCAGTTCTGACTCTTTGATTTTCTTCAAATGTTTCTTGATGCGGCCGTTTTCTTTGGCGGTACTGCGGGCGGCATCGCGGTCGTTGAAGCCGACGGCGGCGATACACTCGGCCTGACAGATTTCGAGTCCGCCGAGGGTTTCCACGATGATTCCGGCGTGCAGGTTGGCCGGGTCGAACCGCGCCACCACCTTGCGCCCTTTGTAGACGGCCAGCTCTTCGGCCCAGTAGCGGTTGCCCAGGATTTTGATGGCGCCATCGCTGCGGTTGCAGGTGACCGGCGCCGGGGCCAGCAGCCACAGCGCCAGCTGACGGGGCGTGGCCTTGCGGATGGTGCTGGCACTGTACGAGGCGTTAAACACCGCGTCGTAGCTTTTGCCGGCGGCGATTTTGCCGCGTCGCCCGGTGCGGGCGTTGAAGGCGGCGATCTCCTGCGTCATGACCGCTTCAAACTCGGCGACAGGGATCGGCCTGGCCTTGGTGCCGCGCCCGGAAAAGGCCGGGTGCTTGTCGATATATTCCCCCAGGCCGCCAATGCCGAAGGCGCGCTCGATCGGTTTGGCCTGCCCGTGGCCGGGCGTGGTCCAGTGCACTTCGGCCCCCAGGGAGGGGATCATCCCCATCGGTTCGTCGTCTTTGATCTTGAAGCGATAGCGGTTTTTCACCCCGCCGGTCATGTCCTTGTTGGCGGCGGCGCGGGTGTTGTCGAGCCAGAAGTGCAGCGGAATGCCCCACTTGCTGATCAGATCGTGCGTGGCCAGGCGGATACTGTCCTTGTTCTCGCTGACATCGGTGCGCCAGGCCAGAATCTTGCTGCTGTACAGGTCTTGCCAGTACCAGGTTTTCGGCTGACAGACCTCGCCGTTTTCAAATTCGCAATAGTTAGAGAACTGATAGCCGTCGCCGTTGACCGCCTCTAAGGCGTGGAATACCGTGCGGTCGCGCTCTTGCGCCGGGCGCGAGGCTTTATAGGCGTCTTCGCCGTCGCGCAGCAGGGTAATCAGGCTGGGCGGCAGCTCTTTGTGCAGTTTGCGCAGCAGGGTGTTGACGCTGGGCAGCTGCCAGCCGTGTTTTTCGGCGGCGCGCTCCAGGCGCTCATAACTGGCGCTGGCGGTGGGGCGATCACGGCGCAGGTAGTCAGCCTTGAAAAAATCCCAGGCGGCGGGGGTTATCTCGGCCTGCACCTGGCA